CTCGGCATTAACTTCGGAGCTCAAAATCTGAAGGCAATGGCTAATTACGCAATGGATACCCAAAGCGATGTAAGCCAACCTTCGATCACGACTCCAGTTCAGTTTTTGCAAAACTGGCTTCCCGGCTTCGTTAAAGTAATCACTGCTGCTCGTAAAATTGACGAGCTCTGCGGTATTACTACAACTGGCTCTTGGGAAGATCAAGAGATCGTTCAAGGTCTCTTGGAGCCAATCGGTAATGCCGTTCCTTACGGTGATTACACAAACGTTCCTTTGGCTTCTTGGAATACCAACTTCGTTCGTAGAACTGTTGTCCGTTTTGAAAAGGGCATCAAAGTAGGTATGTTGGAAGAAGCTCGTGCAGCTCGTATCCGTATCAGCACTTCTGCTGAAAAACGTGCGTCTGCAGCATTGGCTCTTGAAATTCAACGGAACTTAGTTGGTTTCTACGGCTTCAACAACGGTAGCAACTTGACTTACGGTTTCTTGAATGATCCGGGCTTGCCAGCATACGTTACTGTTGCTGCGACTGGTACAGGTGGCTCAACATTGTGGTCTACAAAGACTTTCTTGCAAATCGTTGCTGACATTCGTGTTGCTGCAGCTCAGTTGCAAACTCAGTCTCAAGACACAATCAACCCTGAAGATGCAGAATTGACTTTGGCATTGCCAACCAATTCATACCAATATTTGTCAGTTACTTCTGACTTTGGTATCTCAGTTCGTGACTGGTTAAACAAAACCTATCCAAAACTGCGTGTAATTTCAGCTCCTCAGTTGAACTTGGCTAACGGTGGCGCAAACGTGTTCTACCTCTATGCTGAGCACGTTGAAGATGGCGCAAGCGATGACAGCCGTACATGGGTTCAAGTAGTCCCAGCTAAATTCCAAGCTCTAGGCGTGGAAAAAATGGCTAAGGCTTACGAAGAAGACTATGCCAACGCAACTGCTGGCGTATTGTTGAAGCGTCCTTACGCTGTTGTTCGTTACTCAGGCATTTAATAGATAGGGCGGTCTTATGGACTGCCCAATCTAGCTGATGTAAGATAGGATGGACGGGAGAAATCCCGTCTTTCTAAACATCAAAAAGGATAACGAAAATGGCTAAAAATTATGTGTTTTCAACACTAGCTAATGACCAAAACTATACAAATTGGATTGCTGGCGGTGCTGACGTTCCTATTAAGGGACATTCTGTTCTCATCAAGGGTGGGACAGGCGTAGCAAATGACCGATTGATTACCCCTTTGGGCGTATCAACAGAAGTTACTGATTATGACCTTGAGGAGCTTCAAAAGAATCCTTCCTTCAAGGCTCATGAAAAAGAGGGTTTTGTAACCGTAAAAGCCAAAAAAGTAGAGGCTGAAAAAGTGGCTGCGGACATGAACCTAAAAGATGAATCTGCTCCTTTAACTGACGCAGATTATCAAAAAGAAGACGCACCAAAAGTCGGAAATAACTAAAAATGACATCCATTACACCAACCTATGACGATGAGGCGTTTCGGAACCAGTTTCCTCAATTTGAGAATACGACACTGTTTCCACCTGCCCAGCTCGAAAGTTGGTGGACTATGGGTACAGCCTATATCAACATCGACAATAACTACCCTTGGAATTTCAAGTCCAAGCAGCTTCAGTTAGCAATCGATTTGATGGCTGCTCACTTGGCAGCGTCTTTTAGTCTTATCAATAGCGGGGTTCCCGTTGTTGTCGTTCAAGGCTCTGCAGAAGGATCTGTCAACGTTTCTTTAGTGCCTCCTCCAGCTAAAACTGCTTTCGGCTGGTGGCTGGCAACTACTCCTTACGGCAACCAGTTAAGGGCTCTATTGAGAGTGGTCGCTAACGTAGGTTTATACATTGGTGGCAGTCCTGAAAATCAAGGATTTCGTAGGGCTGGCGGGTTATTTGGATGAAACAACTCAACCTCGACAAGATCAAGATTGCGCTAGAGCGTGTTCCTGAAGAATTCGAGGGCATGGTAGCCCAAATTGGATTCCCTTCGGGGATCAACTACGAAGACGGCACTTCCGTTGCTTATGTAGCAGCAATACAAGAATTTGGAGCTCCGGCAGTTGGAATTCCTGCTCGTCCTTTTATTCAACCAACTGTCAAAGAAAAAAAAGACACTTGGACCAAAACTATTGAAAAAAGCATTCCCAAGGTAGTTCTTGGGAAAATGACTGCTTTTGACGTTTTGGATTTGGTGGGAATTCAAGCTGCTGCGGATATTCAAACAAAGATTTCAACTATTTATTCACCTCCTAATGCGCCAGCAACAATCAGGAGAAAAGGTTCATCCAAGCCATTGATTGATACTGGGCTTATGCTTGCATCGGTTCAAAATGCGGTCAATAAAACTGGGTCAGAATTTACTGGGAAAGGCTCGTAATGTTTAATGTTAGAGCTCTTGCCAACAAGAATATTCAGATCACAAACAAAAACCAACAAATCAACTGGATACAGTCAAACGGTTATGTGACCGATGACGCAGGGAAACGCACCCCTAAGACCATAACTTTGACAGTTGATGCTCAGGTACAAGCTTTAAGTGCAACCGATTTAAAGCATATTGACGGGCTTAATATTACGGGTGTAATGCGGTCCGTTTATATGTATGGCAATGCTGCTGGCGTAATCAGGGCAGATCAGCTCGGAGGCGATATTTTGGTTTTCCCTGAAGTGCCGGGTGGCTGCAATCGTAACTGGCTTATTACTCAAGTCATGGAAACATGGTCCGATTGGTCTCATGTAATTGTTACCCTTCAGGACGATTAATCATGTCAGCAATTTTAGATATTAATGACCAAGACGTATTTCGAGCGTTAGTGGTCTTTTTTAACTCTTTTTTACCTGCGGGTACTGAAGTGGTTCAAGCTCAAGATAATAGAGTCCCAATGCCTAAAACTGGCTTTGTGACCATGAACAATACGGGAATGAATCGTCTATCATTTAACGTTGATAGTTATGATTCGCTTTCACAGGGAAAGTTTATCCTTACCCCAACCCAATATTCAATGCAGCTAGATTTTTATGGTCCAAATTCACAGACTTGGGCTATGCAAACTATGGCATTGTTTCGAGATGAGTATGCAACGGAGATTTTCCCGCCAAATATTCAGCCGTTGTATGCGGACGATCCAGTCCAAATTCCGCTTATTGATGGGGAAGCCCAATATGAGCAACGCTGGAAATTGGTAGCGAGTTTACAATACAACCCAATCCTTTCAACGACACAGCAATCCATGATTGCAGTAGATATTGAACTTGCTCCAATCGATCAGACATTTAACCCCTAGGAGAATTTATGAGTACCATTCCTTTTTCGCAAGTAGTCCAAGTCGTACCGTCAGTTTTATCGGCTAATGGTGTAGCAGTTGACCTAAACGGTCTCGTGCTTACTCAAAATGCTGCTGCTCCTTACGGTTCAATCCTTACATTCGCAAACGCTGCTGGCGTTCAGTCTTATTTCGGTGCGAACTCCACAGAAGCTGCGATTGCAAACATTTATTTCAATGGATATGACGGTGGCACTCAGCTTCCCGGAACTCTGTTGATGACTCGTTATCCTGAGACAGCTATTGCTGGCTGGTTAACAGGTGGATCTTTGGCAAATATGACCCTTGGTCAGTTGCAAGCTTTGACTGGTACTTTGTCGATTACTGTTGCTGGCGTTGTTAAAACCTCCGGCACAATCAATTTGACTAGCGCAACCAGCTTTAGCAATGCTGCCACAATCATTCAAGCTGCCTTTACAACTCCCGGTTTCACAGTAACTTATAGCTCACAAAGCTCGTCTTTCGTATTTACAACAAATACGACTGGCGCAACTCAAACTATGAGCTATGCAGCTACTGGCACGTTGGCAACTGCATTGATGCTGACTCAAGCAACTGGCGCAATTTTGTCTCAAGGTGCTGACGCAGCAACTCCTGCCTCATTCATGGCTGGTATTTTGACTCAGAATCAAAACTGGGCAACATTCATGACTGCTTGGGAAGCTCAACTGTCTGAAAAAGAAGCTTTTGCACAATGGAGCAATTCTGCTGCACCACGTTGGTTATATGTTTGCCAAGACTCCGATCCTAATGTTTTGATTGCTTCTAGCACCACTACATTCGGTGATTATTTGCAAGTTAACCAACTGATCGGTAGTTGCCCTATTTTTGGTGATTACACTCATGCAGCGTTTGTTTGTGGATTTGCAGCCTCATTGAACTTTAATCGTCTCAATGGACGTGCAACTCTTGACTTCAAATCACAATCAGGTCTTGTCCCTTCAGTAACAACTTCAACTCAATACGCTGCGGTTCTTGCTAACGGATACAACGCTTACGGTGCTTGGGGTTCAAACAATCCAGCTAACAACGCTAACTGGTTCTTCCCCGGATCTGTTTCAGGCAAGTGGTTATGGGCTGATACCTATTTGAATCAAATTTGGCTCAATGCAAACTTGCAGTTGGCTATGGTTAACTTGTTGACTTCTGTTGGCGCAGTTCCTTACAACTCACAAGGTAACGGTTTGATCTACTCTGCTGCTCTTGATCCAATCAATGCTGGTTTAAACTTTGGCGCAATTCGTGCTGGTATCAACGTTTCTGCTGCTCAAGCTGCTGAAATTCAGTATGCTTTAGGCTTTAACGCTGCTCCTACTATTGCTTCTCAAGGCTTCTACTTGCAGATTCTTCCAGCTACTGCTCAGACTCGTGCTGCTCGTCAGTCTCCTCCAATCACCTTGTATTACCAAGATGGTGAGGCAGTTCAGCAAATCGTTATGGCTTCTATTGCAATTCAATAAGGATAAATTATGTCAACAATAACCTCAGCAAATTCGGTCCTTTCATTAGCGATCAATAACTACTTCCCAGTTCCTCAAGTAATCCAAGGCTATGCAGTGGATGATGCTTTTGAAGGTGAAGCCGTTCAACAGTCAGAAATCTTGATGGGCGTAGATGGTAAATTGAGCGCAGGTAAGGTATTTGTACCTTACAAGATGACCATTCACCTTCAAGCAGATAGCCCAAGCGTTTTCTTATTTGACGCATGGCGCAACGCTCAAGATGCTGCTGTCGATGTATTTTCAGCAAGTGGATCCATTACCCTGCCTTCAACAAGTATGGTATATACTTTGCAAAACGGCTATTTAACTTCAGCGACTCCGTTCCCTGCAGTTAAAAAGACATTGCAACCACTCGTTTATGAGATTACTTGGCAGCGCATTATTGGCGGTCAAATTTAACATGGCAGCGATATAAAACATGGCACGAAAAGAGTCGACATTCGTAGCGGACGCAGGACGTGATAAGGGCAAGCAATTCCTTATCACTGAAATGTCTGCCTCACAAGCTGAGAGCTGGGCTTTCAGGGTAATTCTCGCTATCGGCAATGCTGGTATTGAGATCCCGGATAACCTAGCTGCTCAGGGAATGGCGGGTCTTATGGCGGTGGGCTATATGAACCTTCTCAAGATTCCATTCGAGGCTGCAAAGCCTCTTTTGGACGAAATGATGGGGTGTGTTCAGATAGTCCCGTCTCCTAATGTCAAACGTCCTTTGATTGAAGATGACATAGAGGAAGTCAAGACTCGACTCATGTTGCGTAAAGCAATTTGGGATCTGCATATGGATTTTTTTTTAGACGCAGACAAGTCGACTTCGGAGTCAGAAGCGCAAGCACAAGCAACAATCGGCTCGTTGAGTATCAAGCCACCCCGCAAACGATAGCAACAGTAGTCTCGTCAAGACTGGCTACCCTCCATGAACTTGATACTGTCTATGGTGTTGAGGATATGTGGATACTCCTTGAGATTCATGCTGTTGATCGGCATAATGCTTATATAGTGAGTCAAAAATAATGGCAACGGTCATAGACAGTTTATTAATTGAACTTGGATTAGATACATCCAAGTTTGACGCATCGCAAAAAAAGTCCGTAGACGAGCTTCGCAAGTTTGACGAGCAAGCCCAAAAGACTTCTAAAAATACCCAGCAAGGCGCAAAAAACGTAGGTGACGGCTTTGAAAAGGCTCGTAATGCCTTAGTCTCCCTTGGCGTTGCTTTTGTCGGTATAAAAGGTTTTACGAACTTTGCTCAGCAAATGACCAATACGAATGCTGCTATTGGTCGCAATGCACAATTATTCCAAATGTCTGCCCGAGAGCTCGATGCTTGGGGCGGGGTACTTAAAACAGTAGGCGGTGACGCTGAAACATTCCAATCTTCCATTCAGGCAATGCAACAAGGTATTGCCGGGATCAAACTTGGTGATGCTGCAATTCTTACCCCATTGGCACGATTGGGAGCATTGGCTTCTGTCGACATCAATAAGGGTACTGTTGATATTTACAAGCTGGCAGATGCTTTAAAACGCTTTAAAGCAGAAAATGGTGAGCAGCTTACGCTTACCCTTGCTCAGCAGCTCGGCATCAACAAAGAGACATATATGGTCCTTTCTCAAGGATCTGAGGCGGTTCGCAAGCTTTATGACGAGCAATACAGGCTTTCAGGCGTAACCGAAGAAAATACCAAAAATGCTCAAAAGCTTCAAAAGCAATGGGCAGAAACCAGTCAAGCATTTTCCAAGGCTAAAAATGCCCTCATGGATGAGCTTGCTCCTGCTTTAAGTGCAGTTCTTCAAGGTGGTACTGCTTTCTTTGAAGGGTTTGTCAATGCTGATAAAAAGCTTGACGGTTTCCTTTCTCAGTTGACTTTGATCGGTGGCGCAGCTTTAACTTTGCAAGGCGCATTATCTTCATTAAAGATTGTTGGCATTTCTGTTGGTGAAGGGCTTACAGCAGCGTTTTCTAAGCTCTTTGGAGCTGCTGCATTGTTATTCCATAGCGAAGGCTTAAACAAGGGTGAAGACGAGGAAATAGTCCGTATTCATGCAGCTCAGGATAAAGCTTCAGGAAAAGGTGGCGGTGCTGGTGGCGTTCCTCGCAATATGCGAAACAACAATCCCGGCAATATTGAGTATGGTGATTTTGCTCGTAAACTTGGCGCAACTGGTAGCGATGGGCGTTTTGCTATTTTTCCTGATCTAAAAACAGGTCAAGACGCAATGGCTTCATTGCTCATGGGGTATGCAAAAGGTGGCAGCAATACCATTTCTAAGATTGTTAGCAAATGGTCTCCTGCTGGAGAAAATGGAGCTGCCAATACGAATGCTTACATTGCTGACGTTGCCAAAAAAACAGGCATTGACCCAAATAAACCTTTGAGCATGGGCGAGCTTTCTGCAGTGCAGCAAGCAATGTCTGCTCACGAAGGTATGGTCGGGGCAAAAGCGACTGCCCCAGTTGGTGCTGGTGGAAATACAGGAAGCAATGTGCAAACCAATATCAACACAATCAACGTACAAACTCAAGCTACCGATGCCAATGGCGTTGCTAATGGCTTGCGTGGTGCGTTGCAAAATAATTCTTTGATTAATCTAGGCGTACAGGGAAATAGATAATGCCAAATATTCCTTACCCTAATGTCCCAGCTTTACCCGGAGTACCCGCTTTAGCTCGTAGCAACAATTCTCAATTTGTGGCTGCAGCCTTAACTATTGTCGGAGAGATTCTTCCTCTCAATTTATTTGGGACAACTTGGGGAATTGTTGACGAAAACGGATCAGCTCTTTTAACCCCCGATTCTTTTGTCGATTTTGAATATCGAGAAGAATACAAAATTCCTATTTATCCGCTTGAGGAAGGTAGTTTTCAAAGCTATAACAAAGTGGCTATGCCTTTTGATTGTCGGGTGACAGTATCGTGTAGCGGTAATGGAAAAATGAGCAAGGAAGCGTTTTTGGCAGCGATTGAAAAGCTTTTAAGCTCTTTGACTCTTTGCAGCGTGGTTACTCCGAACGGTACTTATAAAAGTTGCAACCTTATTCATGTTGACTATCGCAGGGAAGCAAGACAAGGGGCAACTTTAATCATTGCTCAATTATGGTTTCAAGAGATCAGAATTGCTCAGCAACCAGTGGTTCCTACTGCCTCCCCTTCGGGAGCAAGTAGCACTAGCCTTGGTCAGCTTTCTCCAAATACCCCTAAAGGAAGTTTTGGATCATTTAACGCTTCTTCAGTATCAGGCATAGGAATAAAATGACAATTCAGACAATTCCAATTATTGCCGTTGCTGTTCAAAAATTTACCATTCAGTTAAATGGTCAAAGTTGTGCTATTAGCCTATCTCAAAAAAGCAATGGACTTTATTTTGACATGACTGTCAATAACAATCCTTGCGTAAATTCGGTACTTTGCTTAAATTTGGTAGGATTGGTTCGTGAAAAATATTATGGATTTAATGGTCAATTAGCATTTTTTGACACCCAAGGAACCACTGATCCTTACTATACTGGCTTAGGATCTCGTTATTTATTGGTTTATCAATCATGACTTTTGCAGTCCGTCAGATTAATTTGACATTTTCAAGCGCAGATTCTGAGCCTTTGGTTCTTGAGGGTTTGCGTTGCTCTGCCGTCATTACTAATCCGGGTGGCAATAACGCTTTTGGACAGCTTCAACTGCAGGTCTATGGAATGACCTTAGATCAAATGAACCAGTATTCAAGCACTGGTTCAAACATGGTGGCAGTTCAAAATCAAGCCGTAACCGTTTCTGCTGGAAACCAAGGCGGTACTTTAAATCAGGTATTTTCAGGAACTTTGATTTCCAGCTTTATTGATCTATCAAATCTTCCCGAGGTAAGTTTTGTATGCGCTGCAGTGGCTGGCTATTACAACAAAGCAGCTCCGTCAGCTCCAAATACCTATCAAGGGGCGCAAAACGCTGAAGATATTATTGCTTCATTAACTAATTTATTGGGCTCGGATTGGACTTTTAACAATCCTAAAGGTGCTCATGCTGTTATTCAAAATCAATACTTATCAGGATCATTGATAGATCAAATTCAAACCGTTGCAAGAGCTGCGTCTTTGCCTTTGATTATTGAAAACAACTCTGTCACTATTTTCCCCAATGGCGGTACAAGAGACGATATTGTGGTCGAATTAAGTCCTGAAACCGGATTAATTGGCTATCCTTATTATTGGGAAGCTGGATTTACTGTTAGATCTGAATTCAATCCAATTATTGCTATTGGTAGGTCAATCAACCTGACTTCAGGCTTACCAAAAGCAAACGGACAATTCCCAGTTCAATATGCGACCCATGAATTAAGTACGTTGACCCCTGACGGTCCTTGGTTTACAACCTCTAAATTAAGCCCTGCGATCAATGTCCCAGTCAACTAATCAACCTATTCAGACTAACCACGTTCCCGCAGATAATGCTTCGGACGTAGGACGGATGGACTTTATTGTCCGGTCTGCTTTATCGGGTCTTAGAACTGCAATTCCAGTAAAAGTTGTTGCCGTTACAAATAACGGTGGAGTTTCGGCTATTGGTCATGTTGACGTTCAGCCCTTAGTCAGCGCAGTTGACGGTAATGGTCAAGCTTGGGCGCATGGAATTATTCACAATGTCCCATATATGCGAATTCAAGGTGGATCGAATGGCGTAATTCTTGATCCAGTTGTCGGTGACATTGGCATAGGTACGGTTTGCGATAGAGACATTTCAACGGTAAAAGCTACTGGAGCAGTTGCTGCTCCCGGATCTAATCGTAAAAATGATATGTCTGATATGGTTTATTTGATGACCATTATTGGACAAGCACCTAGTCAATACATACAATTTAATAGCTCAGGAATTACCATACTTTCTCCCACCAAGGTTACAATAAACGCACCTAATGTGGAAATTGACGCTTCGTCTGCTTGCACAATAAACGCTCCAAATATTGTCTTAAATGGTGCGGTACAACAAGGCAGTGGATCGTATTCAGGAAATGCTACATTCGGTGGCTCAATGACTGTAACGGGTGACGTTACGGCTGCGGGTACAAGTTTGCATACTCATAAACATGGTGGCGTACAAACAGGTGGCGGTCAAACAGGAACTCCAGTGTGAATCAGGATCTATTAAAAAATACCTTTGAATATCGTGAAGGAGAGCTTTATTGGAAAATAAAGCCTTCAGTTCGTACAAATATTGGCGATATGGCTGGATCTTCAAAAGGAATCTATAAAAAGGTTCAAGTTTTTGGCAAAACCTATCAAATTCATAGACTTATTTTTATGATGTTTAATGGGTTTTTTCCAAAAAATGTAGATCATATTGATGGTAATAAGCTAAATAATAGAATTGAAAATTTAAGAGCAGCCACGACTTCTCAAAATATGTGCAATGTCAAAATTCCATCATCAAATACTTCAGGTATTAAAGGTGTTAGCTGGCATAAACAAAGAAAATCATGGCAAGTTCAGCTTCGTGTCTCAGGAAAGTCTACTTACTTTGGATTGTTTAAAGATATAGAATTGGCAGAATTGGTTATTTTAGAGGCTAGAAACAAATTTCATGGTAAGTTTGCGAGAACAGTATGACGATAATTCACAATACCTTACTGCTAGATCAAACTGCTTGGGACTTGGTTCTCGATGTCAATGGAAATATTGCATTAGCTGGCGCACCTTACGCAATAGCGCAAGACGTTGCTTCAGCGACTCGTACATTTTTAGGAGAATGCTGGTACGACACTACTCAGGGAATACCCTATTGGCAACAAATTCTTGGGGAATTTCCTCCTTTGCAGTACGTTGCTGAGCAACTTCAGGATGCAGCTTTAACAGTGCCTGACGTGGCTGCAGCGCAAGCAACCTTTACGTCCTTCCAAAATCGTTCTTTGGCTGGACAAATTCAAATTATAGATACGGATGGAGTCACAAATAACGTGGCTTTTGGTGGCTAAAATGAATGATTTAAAACTTTTAAGCCAAGCTCAAGAAAATTTTTTTTATAAAAATGGAAATTTGCATTGGGCTAAAAAAACTGCTGAAAGAGTCAAAATTGGCGACATTGCAGGAACCATGACAACTAATGGGTACATTAGAGTTATTTTGGGTGGAAAGCTTTATAGGGCTCACAGGATTATTTTTTTAATGCACTATGGATATTTGCCTAAATTAATAGATCATGTTGATGGAAACCCGTCAAACAATCTTATAGAAAATTTAAGAGAAGCTACTGATAGTCAAAATCAACATAATCGAAAAATAAACATTAATAATGTTTCCAAAACAAAAGGTATATCTTGGGAAAAATCAACAAAAAAATGGAGAGTTGATTTGGGCGTTAACGGCAAAAGAAAACATTTTGGAAGATTTTTTGACCTAGAATTGGCTGAATTGGTGGCAATAGAGGCAAGAAATAAATACCATAAACAATTCGCAAGGATTCAATAAAAATGAGCACTAACGTACCGTCAATTACATGGACCAATGGCGCACCTGTCCTGCCAGCAGAATCAGCAATTCTTGCTGGAGTTCAGGCAGACATTAATGCAGCTTTTGGAGGAGGCGTAAACCCCGGTCTTACGACTCCGCAGGGTCAATTAGCTCAAACCGAAACTGCCATTATTGGCGATAAAAACAATCAAATTGCTTATATTGCTAACCAAGTAAACCCAGCGTTTGCTTCAGGTATTTGGCAAGATGCTATTGGTTATATTTATTTTATGAGCCGAATTCAAGCTTCGGGAACCGTAGTAAATGCCACTTGCGTAGGCGCAGTTGGTACGGTTATTCCTTTAGGCTCTATTGCTCAAGACTCTAGCGGATACCTTTATGCCTCTACTGCAGCAGCCACAATTCCTTCCAGTGGCAGCGTAACCGTTCAATTTCAAAATCAAACTACTGGACCGATTGCTTGTCCTATTGGATCTCTTAATAAGATATATACAGCCGTTGCTGGCTGGAATACTGTATCCAATCCTGCTGCTGGCGCACTTGGAAACAACGTAGAGTCTAGGGCAGCCTTTGAATTGCGTAGACAAGCAAGTGTGGCAGTAAATGCCGTTAACTCTATTCAATCTATTCAAGCAGCCGTTTTAGCCGT